GAACATAAACCCCGACGACGCACAGTCTGTGACTGTGAACTTCCGTCCGTCTGCAACCCCCGTCTTCGACTTCGCCAAGTCCTGATAGCCTCAAGGCTGTCCCCCGCCCGCCCCACCACACGGTGGGGCTTTTTCATGCTTATTGCGTTACACTAGAACGTAAATCACCAAGGTTTTATGCCCGCCTCAACTCCCACTCGGGCGATTGACCGCCTCCGTAAGGCTGCCAACCTAGAGCCCACCAAAAAGAACGTGGAGCTATCCGATGGCTCTACCTTCGAGATGTGGGTTAGCCCGCTGACGCTGGCCGAGCGCGAACGCGCCCAAAAACAAGCCAAGTCGGACGATGCCAACGCCTTCGCCCTCCAGCTTCTAATCTCCAAGGCACTGGACGAAAACGGCAGCAAACTCTTCGCTCCCGGCGAAATTGACGTGCTCAAGAACGAAGTCAAGGACAAGGACCTCCAGACCCTGATGCTTGCCATCCTCACCGACGACTCCGAGGCTATGGACCCAAAGTCCTAGCCGCCGAATTGCGTAAGGACAACTGGCTCATGCTCCAATTTGGCGTCGCCAAAGAGCTGGGCCTAAGTCTGACCACAGTTTGCACCACCTTCACCCTCGAAGAACTCCTGGGCTGGAGCGCCTACTTCAGCATCCTGAACGAGGACCAACAAAAAGAAATCGACAAAGCCAAACGCCGCCGCTAACCCGGCGGCTTTTTTCTTGGCTTAGACTGAACGGCATGGTGTAAGTCTTGTCCAGTGGCTTCATACAGCGCCGTAATTAACGTAAGTGTCAGCGGCCAGGCAGCCCTAGACAAGCTAGAGGGTAGCGCCCGCAATATCCAAACCCTTATTCAAGGCATAAAACAACAAAAGGATATATTCAACCAAGCAGTAGGAACAGAAAAAACAAGAGAACTAAAGAAAAATCTAGAAAATCTTGTAAATAGTTTTGCACTTGCACGTGATGGTGCAAGGCAGTTTGAGGTAACTGTCGGGGGTAAGACACAGAAAGTAAATATGTACTCGAAAACGCTCGCCGGCTTAAACAGCCAGTTGGGCACTTTTCGGGCAATATCGGATAACGCGACTGTAGGCACCGACCGTTTTGTAAATTCACTTATAGCAGCCAACAAAGTATCGAACGAGCTTGCCCGCACTCAAGCCAAAGCCATGACTGCCGGTACAGGCGTAACTGGCACACCTAAAAACGTACAAGAAGTAATAGCTTTCGGTAAGGCTATTCCTGACACTATAGAAGGTCTTAGTTTTTACAAGGGTAAACTAGAAGAACTCTTAGCTACACTAAAATTAACGTCAAATGAGTTTAGAGCTGTCGAGGAGGCTTCAGCAGCTGTAGATGCCAGATTAAGCGACGCTCGGCTTACCGGACAGACTTCCAAAATTACTCCTGCAGCCGGCCCGGCTTCCCGCATAGACACCGTTGCATCGTATGAAAAACGCGCTGCTTTAGCGCAAAAAGTTGCTGACCTAGAGTACAAACAGCTTCTGACCGGACAGCAATTAGCGGCAGCAAACATTACAGAAACGCAACAAAAAGAACTACAAAATAGGCTTGCTCAAGCCAGTGAAGCGTTAGCTAAAGGCGAACTTGACGCAGCTAAACGTCTTACAAACGAATTACGTAACCAACGTATTTTGTACGAACGTGGTGCGAAAACAAGTTCTCCTGTTGAACTAGAAACCAGAAGAAATAACATACTTAACTCTAATCAAATGCTAGAGCAAAAACTCCTGCAACTTAAAGCTAAGGGGGTAGACACAGATCACCAGATAAACTTCTTGCAAACAATGCAAAATAGATTACGCACACAGGGCGTAAATCTTACCAAACAAGACCTAGATTTAATCGACCTAGAACTAAATGGATTGCGAAATAAATTAAAACTAGAAAACGCTATCTTAGGCACACAAAAAGCCCAAACAAACGCAACTACAGCGGCGGCAGCGCCAGGTAAGCAAAAAGCAAAAGACCGCAACGCAATGATGCAGAACGCGCTGATCGGTGGCGCGTTCCCGATGCTATTCGGCGGCGGCGCTGGCGCAGTTTTAGGTGGTGCCGCAGGCGGCTTCATCCCAGGCAACCCGATGATGTCGATCGTCACCAGTGCCCTCGGCACAATGGTTGACGAATTTGCGGCAGCGGCGATTGCAGTAGGGGCCGCCCTAATGGACACTGCTACAACTTTTGATTTCGTAAAAGAAAAAAGTCTTTTCTCTTCTAAAGAACTGGAGAAGTACGCAACTAAATTACAAGAAGCCGGTTTCGTTGCAAGTGCCAGTGCAGTAGCGCAATTTGACGTAATAAGAAAAGTAGGTAATAAAGGGGTTGAAGATCTGGCTACATTAGCCAGTGAAAGTGATAAGTTAAACAGAGCATTTGCAGAACTTACTGTACAGATGCAGGCGTTTATAGCCGGACCTCTTGCTGTTCTGCTGGGACAGATGGCTGCAATTGTCGGGCAAGCGACAACGGCACAAAGAGCAAAAGTTTTAGAGGAAAATTTAAGGGCACAAGGTAAAACCGCAGCCGCTGATAAGCTCGCAAGCCAGGTTCAAGGTGCTCAGTTAAAAGGAGTAGGCCAATCGTTTAATTTTTCTAATGTTGATCCGCTAAATCCGCTTAGCCTTGTCGCGCCCAATACTACAGCAACCGAAACCATTAACGAAGAAATTCAAAATATAATCAATGAGTTTGAAAAAATTGAACTTAAACCTAAAATAAAACTAACCCC